TCCATGTGGAGAGGTCTTGGATACAGAGCATTTTCCGGCACAGGTCATCCAGCAGAAATTGCAAAACGCATTAAATCGCCAAATTGGAAAATGACAAAAGCACCGTCAAGACACGCCAAAGGCAAACACAATGTTGACAATACAAGAGCAACAAACAGAATGGTTGCTTCTTTTGAACATATTGGAAAGCCTATGTCCAGAGAAGAAGCCCGCACACAATATGACGCATGGGCAATTTAAATCCTAAATTTGTTGCATCCTATTTTGGGTTTGAATTATTTGAATATGATCGGTTAGCCGATTCAATTTTGATTGCGTCAGGCAGTGGTTTAATGATGTCAATAATGGATAACTGCCCATCATTTAAATGGTGTCTTGAAGTAGATAATTTTCGTAATATTTCGCATCGAATACCCAACTTAATAACAGCATTTGATAAAAATTGCCAATTAAATATGATTGCAATTGCTGGATGGTTTTCTATAGATAGCCCAAAGTTTTTGGTTGAAGGGCAAAAAAAAATTTTGGAAAAAAAATCAGTTTGTTATTCCGGCGGATTTAATGTTTTCCAAAACGAATGTCAAAACTTGGAACAGTTTATAACCAAAATTAATTATGGCAAATAATAAATTACCCGCTGAAATTCATGCTTTGCAAGGAAGCAAAGGTTTGAATATGGGTGTTTTATTGCCCGACAAATTAAAGCAACGCATACCGTTTGCAGAATGGGCAAGCAGACCAGAATTATTTAACAAACAAAAGTTTGTAGAAGAAACAGCCCAATATTTATATGAGGTTTATGGCATAGGAACGGAACAGGATAGACATACCTTAATGATGCTTGCAGATCAAATGCAAACGTATATCGATGCAAGAGTGCAACAAGATAAACATCCGTTGGTAATAAAAATAAATAACGGCAAAACACTTGCCCCAAATCCGTTTATATCTGTTGCAAATGAGGCAATGAAAAACTGTATCCGAATAATGAACGAGTTGGGTTTAACGCCAAGATCAAGATTGTCTGCCGGAAAAATAGATGACGAAAGTCCATTAATGCATTTCTTAAAAGGTCCTTTGGCACAATGAATTGGCAAGATGGATTAATTTATGCGCGTGACGTAGCAAAAGGCGAAATTAATGTTTGCCGTGAAGTAAGATTTTCCTGTCAAAGATTCCTTAATCAATACGAAAACAAAGAATGGGAATATATTTTTGACGAAAGATTTGCCCAACACGTTTTAAATTTTGCGGCAACTTTGCAACATACAAAAGGTCCACAAGCAGGAACTCCTGTTGTTTTAGAACCATTTCAAATTTTGTTGATTTGCGCGATTTACGGATTTCGCAGCAAAAAAGATTTGACCCTCAGAATGGTTACGGATGTAATACTTTTTATACCGCGTAAAGCAGGAAAGTCAACGCTAACAGCGGTAATTGCCCTTTATGAATTGTTATGTGGTGAAGCAGGAGCAGAGGTATTTACATTGGCAACAAATCGAGAGCAAGCAACAATCGTGTTTGATGCTGCAAAAGGTTTTATCGAATCAATGCCTTCCGAATTAAACGGAATGTTTAACGTAAATAAATACACCATTACAAAACGTGGCGACACCCAAACAATGTTTAAAGCATTAAGCCGCGACACAAAAAAAACTGGTGATGGTAAAAATCCTTCATGCGTCATTATTGACGAAGCCGCGCAAATTTTGGATCGTAATAGTATCGAAGTATTACATTCGGGAATGGTTGCTCGGAAAAACCCGTTGCGTATTTACATCACAACCGCATCTTTTACAAAAGACACAAAATTTTATGAAGATTATGCGCTGTTTAAATCAAGATTATTTGGTGAGGCAGAGGACAACCCAAGATGGTTTGGTCTGTTATATGGGCTTGATTTAGGAGATGATTGGCGCAGTCCTAATACTTGGGCAAAAGCAAACCCAATGCATGGTATTAGTGTGTTTGAAGATGCCATATGGCAACGCGCAATTGAGGCAGGGCATAAACCGGCAGCGTTAAATGAGTTTTTGTGTAAGACATTAAATATATTTGTTTCTGCAAATGCCGCTTGGATCGACAGATCATATTGGGATGACCAAAAAAGTATTATTGGAAATGTTCCACGTGGAACACCAGAGGCAGTATTTATAGGTTTTGATTTGGCAGCGACAAGAGATTTAAACGCGGTTTGTACGTTACAAAGATTTGGCGAAAACGATTATCAAGCGCATTGGAAATTTTTTCTGCCGGAAGAAGGTTTGTCTTTTATTCCAAAACATTATTCCGATATTTTCCGCAATGCCCATAAATCGGGAATTTTGCAAATCACGCAAGGCAACGTAATGGATGATCGTGAGATTTCAAATTACATAAAAAACGAATGTACAAAGTATGATGTAAAAGAGGTTGGTTATGATGCTTACAATGCGGCATCTTTGGTTGCCCGCTTGCATGACGAGGGCATACCTGTTAAAAAGGTAGGGCAAGGCATGGCTGTGTTAAACAATCCATCAAAATACATTGAAAAATTAATTCTAAACAACGCAATAAAACATGACGGTAATCCTTTTCTTGGCTGGCAATTAGCAAACTGTGAAGTATTTACCGATGTAAACGGGAATATTAAAATCCGAAAAAATGAAGCGGATAAAGCGGCAAAAGTTGATGGAATTATTGCGTTAATCATTGCAGCCCATTGCTCACTCGATAATCCGTTTGTGTCGGAGAGTTTTGGATTCAGAAGTTTTTCCATGTAAAGCGTAAAAAAATGCGGGGAAAAAATGGGATTATTTGACATATTCAGTGCCAAAAAACAAAAAATTAATGAGGCAAACGTAGTCCTCGGACAAATGCAACTTGGTAATCAAGTTGTTATCGGCGATCAAAATAAACAACCAGCACAACAATTATTGTATGTAACAACATCAAGCGCGACAGTTGCTGGCAGAGTATTAGATATGTCTGCCTTAACCCGCAACTCAACCGTAATGGGTTGCGTAGGAGTAAAAGCAAGAGCATTAAGCCAATGCAGTATTCGCATCATGTCCAAATCGGAAGATGGAACATTTGTCGATGCAATATCGGATGAGGATGTTGGATCAAGGGATAAAACAAAAGCAAAACAAGTTTTAAATTTATTGCAAAATCCAAATAATTTTCAAAGTCAATATGAATTTTGGTATCAGTGGTGTATGTGGCAAGACCTTGCCGGAGAATCGTTTACATTGTGGTGGCGCAAAGATCAAAAGGACAGTACAGCAACACCTATCGAAATGTATAACCTTGATTCGACATTAATCACGGTTAAATTATCAGATACAAGATACCCATTATATGTGTTGAGCAGTCCATCCTACGGATTCTCAAAAGATCAGCCGCTTGATTATTATCAAGTTATGCACATAAAAGAAGCGGCATGGCAAGGATCATCTGGATTCAATAAAGGAATTTTGGCAACAGAATTAGTTGCATTGGATCAGGATATAGATGTTTATGCCAATTACATTATGCAAAACGGCGCAAAACCATCCGGTGTATTTATGACGGATCAAGTTATTCCGGATGCAAAATATAAGGAAATTGCGGCGCGTATAAAAGAAGCGTGGAATAGTTTGATGGGTAGCCGCGCAAATGATCCAAGTAAACCCGGACAAGGTATGTTATTGGATCAAGGAATGAAGTATGAGCCTGTTAAAATGTTGACGTTACAAGACGCAGACGCGGCAAATTTAAAAATACAAACAATGAAACGCATTTGCGGATTGTTTGGTGTGCCGCCAGCAATGTTAGGAATTGCAGACCAAAAATATAATAATACTCAAACGATGCTTGACGAATTTTATAAAACCGTCATGTATCCTATGATTATAAATGTTGAACAAAAATTAAATAAATCTTTGTTAAAAGGTTATCCAAATTTATGCGTTAGATTTGACACCAAAGATTTTTTAAAAGGTGCTGCGTTAGACCAAATGAATTTTGTGGGTCTTGCCGTTGACAAAGGTATTATGACTATTAACGAAGCAAGAGAATATTTAAATATGCCGATGATTGAAGGCGGCGACGAATTGAATCCAACGGATACGAATTTCGAGCCAATTCCCGGAACATCACCGCAAGACACGGGCGGCGGCGGCGGCAATCAGACAAAACGCGCAAGCATTGGCACAACATGAATACACAACTAAAAATTGCCCTAACATCTTTGGCTTTACAAATCAAGAGCATTGATGTTAAATGTCCGGCAAGCGAAAAACCCCACAAGATAAGAGATGACAACCAATCTATTAAAAACGGGGTGATAAATGAAGAATGTGACGTTCGTATGCGAGGCGAGGGTGAGCCTCAAATCAAGCGCAAACGAGGCAGACCAAGAACCAAGTGGAAAGATTGAAGCAACTGTTACCACTTGGGGAGCAAGGGAAGGTGCTGATGGTCGAAGGTTTAATTATCAGCCCGAAGGGTTTGCCGATTGGGTAAAAGAATATGAGGCAAATGGGCGACCATTGCCAATGTTTTTAAACCACAATGACAACGGAATGCCAGTTGGTGAATGGAATAATTTCCAGATTACCGAAGATGGTATGAGCGCAGACGGTCGATTGTATTTAAACACCGTTGGCGGTTCCGATTTATATCAAGTGTTAAAAGAATCTCCATCGATGTTTGGTGGAGTTTCAGTCGGCGCATATGCCGACGAATATCAATGGGTAAAGGAAGATGGAACACCAATGACGGTTGGTTCCGATGACCCATATGAAGATGGATATTTCCAAATTACTAAAGGTGGTTTGCGTGAGGTATCCGTTGTAATGTATCCAAATAATCCAAATGCAGAAATATCAAAACTAGAAGCATTTGGAACAGATGGAAAAATCAATCCAAGAATTCTTGAGCGAATTCTGCGTGATGCAGGACTAGCAAAGAAGGATGCGACTGCCGCATCAAGTATCTTCAAAAAAGTATTAGAAAAGCGTGATGCAAATAATACGTTTGAAGAATCGCCTATTCGGAGTGAATCTGATGCGGCAGTAAAAGAGGCTGAGGCAATAGCGGCTGCGTTAGATCAGCATCTATTGTTGAAAGCATTGGAAAAACGCTTGAAATAAGGAACCATTATGTCTATCGAAAAAATTCTCGAAAAGGTTGATGCAATCGAGGCATCAAATATTGCCAAAATTGAAGAAGTAAAAGTGCAAGTTGTTGAGGATGTAAACAAATCCGTTGATGCAATAAAGACGGAATTAACTGAACAAGTTGCGGCACTGGAAGCAAAAGTAGCGGCAATTGGTACGCCCGAAATTATTCGTGCGCCAGCAAAAACGGTTCGTGGTGATGTTAATCGGCGCGTCAAGGAACAATTGGCAGCGTTTACAAAACAAACCGGAAACAAACTGCATACTGAAATTAAATTGTGGGAAAGCGAAGATCAACACGCAGCATACATGACCGAAGCATCAACGCTAACTGGTTCTGGTGCCGGCATTGGTGGTCGTACCGCATATGATCCAGTGTTCCATAAACTGCGTTTGCTAAACCCGATGCGTGGTGTTTCACGCCAAGTTGCAACCGATGGGTCAACATACCAGTTCCGAGCAAAAACCGGCAACGCTGGCGCAGCATGGGGATATGCAATTCAAAATAACGGTGCTGCAACAACCGAAGCAACGTCAATTTGGCAGTTGAATATGCAGGATATTAATGTTCAATTTCCGATTCGTACTGCCGCTTTAGATGACATTGACGGTTTGGAAGCAAATGTTGTTGATGATATGTTGCAAGAATTTTCGCAGCAAGAAGGTCTGTCAATGATCCTTAACAACGATCAGGCTGGATCAACAACAACCGCATATGGTGCAACAAACGGTCTGCGTGGTCTAAATCAATATCCGGGTGCAAACGCTTCCTACACTGGCGGCACAATTTCTACTGCTGCCTTTGGTACTAGCGGAACTGCATCAACCGATGGTTTGCACGACATTGCTACTTATGACCAAATTACCACCAATGGTTTTGGTACAGCAAACAATGTGCAATTTGCAGATATTGTTAATTTCCTACATAACTTGCCACAACAATATTGGAGCGCAGGTAACAAGTTTGTGATTAACCCAATCATGCTTGCTGGAATTCGTGGTTTGGTTGATGACAACGGCACTCCTGTGTTTGAGCGTATGTCACCATTGGTGTACGAAGGCATTGTTGGCAAACTGATGGGTTACGATGTTGTTGTTAACTCCTATCTGGAAAGCCCAATTGCTGCTGGTGGTGCTGCTGGCACAAATAGTCAATACCCAATGTATTTTGGGGATTTTTCCCGAGGACATACAATCGTTGACCGTCTAAGTATGGTGCTGCGCCGGTATGAACAAACGCAACCCGGTTTCATTACTTTCTATGGTGAAAAACGATTGGCAACATCCGTTGTTGATCCGTTTAGCATCATCCGGTATCGTTCCACCGCAACTGGCGCGTAATAAGC